GTATCTGACGGGTATCGTATACTTAGCACCCGCTAAAAGTGTTGAGGGTATGAACGTATGTCCTATGGCAGTAATTGCAGGATGTTTTGAGGCTTGTCTATACAAAGCAGGCCGAGGCGTTATGGCTCCAGTGGAGAAAGCGCGGGTTAGAAAAACCATATTACTACGTGATGACCCTGAAGAATTCTACCGGTTGCTCAGAATTGATCTAGATACTCTATTGCGTAGATGTTTAGCGAATGGAGTACAGGCCGTCGTACGTTTTAACGGTACGAGTGATAAGGATATACTTAAGCTTGTTAAAGAATATCCATTAATACAATGGTACGACTATACTAAGGTATACAACCGAACCAATAAAACCCTACCAGCGAACTATCACTTAACCTTAAGTTATAGTGAAGCTAACATGGATTATGCTAACAATGTACTTGATCATGCTAAGACTAATAACGTTAATATGGCTGTGGTATTTAGGACCGCAGAAGGTATACCTAAGACATTTAAGGGAATGCCTGTGATTTCAGGGGATAAAGATGATTTAAGATTTCTAGACCCGTCGAACGAGCCTCATGTAGTCGCTCTATATGCTAAAGGTCCTGCAAAGAAGGATCAGACAGGTTTTGTAATTGACGTATAACAGTAATCAACCATAAAGGAATTAAACAAATGACTAACTCAGCATTATACTTAGACTGGCTAAACAACTTCTTGACTTTAGAGCGATTCGCAGAATACTATGGCATTACATTGGAAGAGGCTGCAATCGTGATTAACACAGGTCGTGATGACCATGAAGCAAACGTAAAGGAACTAAACAAATGATCAACGTATTATCTTTATTTGATGGAATGTCGGGTGCTCGAATCGCACTAGATAAACTAGGTATACCCTGTAAGTATTATGCTTGTGAGATTGACAAGTTTGCCATTAAGGTATCAAAAAAGAACTACCCTGATACTATACAGATGGGGAGCGTCACTGATCTCCATTGGTACGATGAGGGGCTCCACGCTCATCTACAGCCAAAGATTGATCTACTCATTGGGGGCTCACCTTGTCAAGGGTTTAGTTTTGCAGGTAATCAATTGAATTTTGATGATGAACGTAGTAAATTATTCTTTGAGTACGTCCGTATACTAAAGGAGACCAAACCTAAGTACTTTCTATTGGAGAACGTACGTATGTCTAAGCAGAGCCAAGACGTTATATCAGAAGCATTGGGAGTAGAGCCCATCGTTATTAACTCTAATCTAATGTCAGCACAAAACCGCCATCGTCTGTACTGGACAAACATCCCATTTGATATGCCTACGGATAAAGAAATTGTCTTGTCCGATATATTAGAGGATGGGATTACGGATAGAACTAAATCACATTGTCTTGATGCTAATTATTTCAAAGGTGGTAATTTAAAATCATACTTTGAGAAGCATAGGAGACAGTTAGTATTTAGCGAAGAAGGCCTTTGTCACGTAGGCTCAGCTGATCTTAATGGGCACGACTCAATGAAGCGTGTCTACCATGCAACGGGTAAATCACCTACGGTAAACACGTGTACTGGTGGAAACAGAGAGCCTAAAGTTTTTGTTGCACCTTATAACTGGCGTAAAATGACACCACTTGAATGTGAACGTCTACAGACTGTACCAGATGGGTACACTGAAGGGGTCTCTAATACCCAACGCTACAAGATGTTAGGTAATGGTTTCACTGTCGATGTTATTGCACATATTTTAAAAGGAATTAAGTAAATGATCAAACTATATAAATCGAAAGCTAAAGGTATGAGCACTGGTGGGCTACGTTATGCAGTGTCAGACATCAAGGCAACTTGGGAAGCTAACCCGGCTACGTTCTATAAAGACACAGACTATGCTTTAAAGCTATTGGCAGAACACAAAGCATACTCAAGCGAACTTAAGTACCGTGATGGGCCAACGAATGCTCAAATGAAATTAGAAATCCTACGGAGATCAGATGATGTCTAAAGCAACAATGGACCTTAGAGATAAAAACATACAGGATATGCTTGACTTTAAAGTTCTTAATGTTTCTAATGAAGATAAGGAAATTATTCTATATCAATTCTATAAAGATGTATTTAATGAGTTGACATTGCATGATCAGCAGATTATGATCAAAACATACACAGATTTAGACCCAAGAATACGATATGGAGAGAATAAATGGTGATAATAAAAGATATTTTAGCTGGACTTCTGATATTCATGATGTTATGTATAGCATTAGTAGCATTTTAAACAACAACACATAAGGAAATTGAGACATGACTACTAAAACAAAGACAGTCGCAACGCCCAACCGCTTAGGGCATGAAAAATATGGATCAAATAAAGATTACATTAATGAACTTGAGGCACTAATCTTGGGACCTTTAGTCGGCTTAGAGATGATGGACGGTGATCTATACATGAGCGACTACCGTGCGTTGATCAGAGGCAAATGGTTAATTGAAAATAGGGAGAAATAAGATGATCACATATGAACATAATTGGAATCGTGAAGTAGTACTCCATGATCTTTGGGATAAAGAAGTTATTTATCTGCTGGATAGACAAATACGACAAATGGCATTCCAACAATTTAAAAGAGACTTAAAAACCCATACCACAGAGGAGCTCTCACAGCACCTTAAAGGACTGATGGACTAGGCAAGGTAAGGACAACCCTCATAACGCTCTGTGTGAGCCACCTAGGACACACTAGACACTAACAAAGGACAATACAATGCGCTGTAAGACATGTAACGAGAACTTATCCACTGCTGAGAGTGTAGTAGTGGACACACACACCGGAGATTTCTTGGACCTATGCCACGTATGTACAGGTGTGACAAATAAGTCACTATCGGAATTCGAATGGGTCAATGATATAGAAATAAATTATAATGATGATTGACAATAAGAATAAATGTGTTACCCTAATACTATAGTATACGTATGAAGACTTCTTAAGTAGTACCTTAATGTACACTTTAATTAGAAACATAAGGTAATACTTAAGTAGACTTAAGAATACTTAAGGGAGAATTTAAGTGAGTAATAATATAAGGCTTAAGGGTGGTATAATAAAGTACCAGATTAAAAAGACTGTTAAAGTATATAAGTTTATTAAAAATAAGTTGAATGATAAGGAAGCACTACAAGAAATTAAACAACACTTAGAAGGATACGAAAGATGACAAGTAAGAATGATTGGGGTATTGTAGAAGATATCTTTATGGAAGGTGATAAATGTGAAGGATGTGAGTATAGAACTTTAGTATACTATGACATGGGACAATACTCATGTAGCCTACTCGATGCAGCCTATGGTAAACCAACTGACTGCCCTCAATTAGAGGGTGAACTTGAACTACGGAAGGAAGAAGAAGCAAACAAATAATACTTGACTAATAAATAAACTTAAGATACAATATAGATACAACCAACCAACAAAGGAACTAATGATATGATTACAGAAGGAATTGCTAACTTCATTAACCTCACTGACACTGAGATGTTTAATGGTAAAGACACCGGTAAGTACAGCATCATGCTCACCATTGAAGAAGATCAAGTTAAGACACTCGAAGATGCAGGGGTTGTCGTTAAGGAATATAAGAACCAGAAGCAACGTAAGTTTGTAACACAGTACGCTGGCTTTGAAGTCTTAGATGTCGACGGTGGCATCATTTCTAAGAACATTCCATATGGTTCTAAGGTACGTATCTTATGGGAAGCAGGCAAGCCACACCCAACACATGGGTCTGCTCCATACTTCAAGAAGATTAAAGTACTTGAAGCTGCTGAGCATGACTTAGAGGGTTCAGAAGATTTCTAAATAGGAACTGATATGGCTGATGTAGTATCAAAGAAGCCCTGCCCCACATGTCGAAGTGCGGGTAGGGACAGACACGGAGACAACCAAGTAAACTATAGTGATGGTAACACCCATTGCTTCTCATGTAACACGACAACATTTGCAGATGGTAACACACCTGTACAAACAGTGAGAGTTAAAGGTATTGAAATGACAGGCACAGTAGGACCAATCAAAGACAGGAAGATATCACAGCATATCGCGGAGAAGTTCAAAGTAACATTGGAGCACGCATCAGATGGTAGCATCACTAAGCATCATTACCCTTATACTGACACTTCTGGGAATATTATAGGCACTAAGATTAGATCATGTGTCGCTAAGGACTTCAGAACAACAGGGACATTCGAAGGTACAGGACTATTCGGGCAGAGCATATGGCGTGAGGGTGGTAAGTTCATCACCATTACAGAGGGCGAAGTAGATGCTATGGCTGTGTGTGAGATGTTCGATGGTAAGTGGCCTGTAGTGAGCATCAAACGTGGCTCAGGGGCGGCAGTTAAGGACATCAAGGAGTCACTTGAGTGGCTTGAGACATACGAGAACGTGATCATTTGTTTTGATCAAGACGATGCAGGCAGGGCCGCTACGGATGCTATCCTTCCTCTGTTCTCACACGGTAAGGCTAAGGTAGTGACACTGCCACTTAAAGATGCCGGAGAGATGTTGCTCAAGGGTAGAGTAAGAGACTTCAACAGTGCATGGTGGGATGCCAGAGCGTATCGTCCCGTGGATGTAGTGGGCTTTGGTGATGCTGAGTGTTGGGATGCATTTGTCCGACGTGGTACTGAAGAAGTTATACCATTACCTGAAGCATATGGTGAACTTAATACCATGATGAACGGAGGCATTGGAGCAGGTGAGATCACAGTAATTGGAGCACTGACATCCATAGGTAAGACTACTATGGTATTCAATCTACTCTATGACATGGCTAAGGGACACTCTAAGCGTGTTGGGGCTGTGTTCTTGGAGAGTGACATAGGTGAGACCATCGAGAAGATTGTATCGATCCACAGTGGAGAGAACATAGCACTCATACCTGCACAACAGAGGGACAATGAAGCATACAAGAAATTCTATGATGACTTTGAGTCCCTATCTAATGTGACAATCTTGAAACACTTAGGGTTCAGTGATACGGATACCTTGTTTGCTAAGATGAGATGGATGGCTATTGGTGATGACTGTGATGTGATTATCCTTGACCCACTACACGCAGCCGTTAAGTCTAATGAGAACGGACAAGTAGATGAGTTCATGGATCGATGCTTGAAGCTCGCTAAAGAAACTGGTGTGTCCATAATCGTTGTGTCACACATGAAGAAGCCACAAACTAAAGACCCACACGATGTTAACGAGTACGACATGAAGGGATCAGGAAGTATTAACCAGATAGCCTTCAATACAATCCTACTAAGCCGGGATAAGATGGCTGAAGATGAGTACACCAGCAACTCTACACTGATACAGTTAGTTAAGTGTAGACGCACAGGACGTACAGGCAAGGCGGGTTGGTTATACTACGAGGAGAAGACAGGACGCATGGTACAAGGAACGGAACCACAGATAAAGGACTTAGAGAATGAAGCTTTCTAATTTAGTGATATCAAAAAGCGGTACAGAATATAGCTATGATAAAAAGAAGAAACGACAGTATTATCTGGACAATAGACAGAAGCGTGTTGAGTATCAAAGGGAATTTAGGGCACGTGGTAAGACAGGAGAAACTACCACTAAGGTAACGAACCCTCAGCTACTCCTCTTACGTAGTGAGGACCTAGCTAACTATGCTAAGTCAGACCGCACTCATTCACTACTCCTTGGCGGGTTCGTATATGTCATGGCTAACCCTAAGCTACTGCCGTGGATTAAAGTGGGACGTAGTAGAGACTACGAGCGTAGACTATCGAGCTACCAAACAGGTGACCCGCTACGTGAATACTATATGTGTGGGTACGAATACTTTGCCGATAGGTTTAGTGCAGAGAAAGAGATACATGAGATGTTAGCTCAACAGTATCAGCAGAAGAATGAATGGTTCGATTGTGATCCAGACATTATCTTAGATACATTAAATATTTTAAGTCTAAGAAAGATCAAGGAAGGAACAGATGAAACAATTAATTCTGGACATAGAAACGGATGCGTTACCAAGTACCAAGATACACATGATCGGGCTGAAGGACTGTCAGACGGCAAAGGTGATCAACTTTCTTTCTCCGTTTAGCACACAAGACATTAAGGACATTCAATTGTTCTTAAGTTCCTATGAAGAAATCATAGGACATAACATAATAGACTTTGATAAGCCTGTACTAGAAAGGTTGATGGACTTATCATTCAAAGGTATTAAGATAACGGATACCTTAACCCTCTCAAGACTGTACAATCCACAGCTTGAGGACGGTCACTCACTCAGATCATGGGGTGAGAGGCTTGGCTTTCCAAAGGGAGACCATGATGATTGGACTAAGCTATCAACTGAGATGGTTGATTACTGTGTGCAAGATTTACAAGTCACGCATAGGGTTTATGAAACGCTCATGTCTAAGCTTGGAGATTTTGGCACTGAGAGCATTGATCTTGAGCATCATGTTCAAGCGATTATCTCAACACAAGTTACGAATGGTTGGCTATTGGATCAGCAGAAGTGTTGGGATTTAATAGCTGAACTTAAAGAGAAACGAATGAAGCTAGAGGATGAAGTGCATGATAGGTTCACACCTTTACCCGTCTTTACTAAAGAGGTTACCCCACGCTATAAGAAGGACGGGACTCTTAGTACTGTTGGTCTTAAGTTTCTTGGGGATGATCTACACACTGTCGCTGGTCCCTTTAGCAGAGTGGAGTGGCCTGAATTTAACCTCGGATCAAGACAACAGATCGGTCGTCATCTACAGTACTACGGATGGAAGCCTGAGAAGTTTACTGAGAAGGGACATGTGATTGTAGACGAGGTGATACTGAATGAGGTCCAAGGCATACCGGAGACGGCGTTGATTGCTGAGTACCTTATGGTCACTAAGCGAACTGCACAGATATCCTCATGGTTAGAGGCAGTACATGAAGACGGTAGAGTACATGGGTACGTTAATCCTATAGGTGCGGTCACAGGCAGAATGACCCACAGTAGTCCTAACGTAGCTCAAGTACCATCAAGCTACTCTCCCTACGGCAAGGAGTGTCGTAGCTGTTGGATAGTTAAGAAAGGATACAAGCTTGTCGGTGCTGATGCTGCTGGCTTGGAGCTACGGATGCTCTCACATTACATGGACGATAAGGAATACACGCATGAAGTCACCAGTGGAGATGTGCATACAGCAAATCAAAAGTCAGCTGGATTACCAGACAGAGACTCAGCTAAAACTTTCATCTATGCTTTCCTCTATGGAGCCGGGGATGCTAAGATCGGAAGCATTGTCGGAGGCTCATCAACAGATGGAAAGAAACTTAAAGCTAAGTTCCTTAGCAATACACCAAGTCTTGGACATCTTAGAGACAGAGTTGAACGAGCCTGTGTTCGAGGGTATCTTAAAGGACTTGATGGGAGGAAGCTCCACGTAAGATCGACACACGCTGCATTGAATACATTACTTCAGTCGGCTGGTGCGATTGTTATGAAGAAGGCATTGACACTGTTAGAAGAGTATGCTAAAATATACAAGATAGAGTATAACATGGTAGGTAATATCCATGATGAGATACAGGCTGAGGTTCGTGAGGACCAAGCAGATCAATTCGGATGGTTAGCTGTAGAATGTATTAAGACAGCAGGCATTAAGTTTAACATGAACTGTCCTTTGGACGGAGAATACAAGGTAGGTGACACATGGGCACAGACACACTAAAGACATTAGACACGTTAGTAGATGACGTATATAAGTTAATGCAAAACAAGAACAGTGGGAAGGGAGTTGACACTGAAGCAGAGATCGAGAAGTTTGGGGAGTCCATGAAGGACTTGATGCGGAAAGAGTTCGTACCTAGTGTAGTGAACTTCAGTAATCGCTCAGGTCTACGACTATCTGCTGTAGGAAAGCCATTACGTCAACAGTGGATGGGTACTAAAGGCTACATGAAAGAGAAGATTGAGCCTAAGACATTGATCAAGTTCATGTATGGTCATGTCATTGAAGAAATGTTGTTACTCTTTGTACGACTAGCAGGCCACACAGTTACTGATGAACAGAAGCTGTTGGACGTTGGCGGTATCAAAGGTTCAATGGACTGTAAGATAGATGGTGTTGTAGTGGACGTTAAGTCAACCACTAAGTTTGGCATCACTAAGTTTCAGAAGGGTTCCTTAGCTGCTGATGATACCTTTGGGTACATCGATCAGATCAAGGCATACGCCCATGCTGAAGGAGAACGTAAGTGGGCTTGGTTAGCTATGGATCGTGACAGTGGTACGTTAGCCATCTGCAAGTACGATCTAGATGACACTGACCACCCGTACCACAGCCTCTACTCAGACTCCATCGTGGATAGGGTTGAGGAAGTTAAGAAGGTAGCCGCATCTGATGAGATGCCTGAGCCATGTTCAGTTCCAGTAGCTGACGGTGTCTCCGGTAACATGAAGCTCTCTACCATGTGTGGCTACTGCCCATTTAAGAAGCATTGCTACCCTGATATGAGATTGTTTATCACTGGATCAGGTCCTAAGTATATGACTAACGTAGTCAACAAGCCTAAGTATAAGAATGGTACACCCTGTACTGAAATTGATTTGCACTTTTAAAGGAACTAATAACATGATGCAATATAAAGTAGTAACGACACCACGACAAGATCGTCTAGAAGAGAACGTCAGTGCGTTGTTGAATGATGGATGGGTACTACATGGGTCCACCTTTGTAGCTGGCTCAGGTAGCATGACACAGTGTATGACACGGGACATTAAAGAAACCCCTGTAAAACCTACCAAGCCTAATGCTAAAACCTAAGTATCGTAACAAGTTTGAGGCCCATGCCGCACAGGTTTTAGGAGACCTGTGTGAGTATGAGTCCAAGAAGGTTCCCTATGTAACACATAGGAACTACATACCGGACTTCACCGGCCCTCATACAGTCTCAGGTATAGAGATACTGGTGGAGGCTAAAGGATACTTTAGAGTAGGAGACATCCAAAAGTACAAGGCCATCAGAGATTGCTTGAATACACATGAACAGGAGCTAGTGTTTCTACTGTATAACCCTACGAAACGAGTACGTAAGGGTGGGAAGTTAAACATGAAGCAATGGTGTGAGAAGGAAGGACTGAGAAGCTATACACTGGAGGATATAACAGATGCCTTTACAACCTGAGCAATTCCTTAAACGATTAGCTGAACTAACTGACGCTACATTGTTATGTGAGATACTTGAGATAGATAGTGAAGATATCATTGATCGCTTTGATGATAAGATTGAAGAGAACATGGGCCAACTTCAAGAGATATTTGACATTGACATAGATCAAGGAGATGATACAGATGGATGATTTTAATGAGCCAATGATGATGTTCCCACCTGATACTTTAGCGGTACGGATGGAGCAGCTACGTCGAATGGTTGAAGACATGGGTCAATACCCTGTCGATACACCTGAGTGGGGGTTACTTAACAGTTCAGCAGAGCTACTCTTAATTAGCTGTAAGATGCCTGAAGTAACACCTAAGTCCAACCTACACACGGTACATTAGGATGAGCATCATGAAGACTAGGACTAAAGAAGTAGCGGTTGAGGAATTCCATAAGGCCACAGGTACTGACATTGCGTCGGCACCTAGGGTCAGCCTCCTCCAGCTACGGGAGAAGCTATTAGTTGAGGAGTGTGCTGAAGTGGTAGCTGAGTTACAGGCTATGCAGATGGCACTTGAACGAGGTAAACCAATAACCAAAGAGCAGTGGGCGAAGCTGCTGAAGGAGCTATGTGACTTACAATATGTTTTATCAGGGACTGTGGTTAGCTTTAACGCCATTGTGGGGAGTTTTACTAGCGCTTTCAATAGGGTGCATAGTAGCAATATGTCTAAGCTTGACGATGAAGGTAAGCCGGTTCTTAACGAATATGGGAAGATCACTAAAGGACCGAACTATAAAGCTCCTACTCTTGAGGACTTGATCAAATGACCTTATGGTTGCCGGGGGATGAGCCACCTAATACTGCACGAACTGTACTAGCCTACGTAGGCGCTGGGAATTTAGCGACAGCGTACTACGAGTGGAAGAAATGGGTATGGGCAGGAGGACATGTTATGTCTATACCTCCCCTTTACTGGATGGATGTACAGTATTTGATGAAGGATTTACCTAATGATTAAAATTATTTTAGTAGTTCTTACAGTTATACTACCAGATGGAACAATAAGAACAGCTGTGAATGAAGTAGATACGGCAAGAACCTTTGCGGACTGTAGAGATATTATAGCTCCACAAATCGAATTGAAGTATACCAATTTAATTAAATCAGCACTTGACGTACACACTAGATGTGTTACAATAAAGCTACCACAACAAGGAAGTAGATTATAATGAATAACAATATCGGTCACAACTCTTACGGTCCACAAGTACAGGCGTGTGATGACTTACATGCACAGAAGTACCGACTACCTAATGAGTCATTTAATGAAGCGTGTGCTAGACAGGCAGGGGCTATGTCTGACACTGAAGAACATCGTTTAGTCTTTAAGAATATCCTACTTAACCAACGGTACATGCCAGCTGGTAGAGTACAGGCAGCAATGGGAAGTCCTAAGAATGTTACAGCGTACAACTGCTTTGTCAGTGGAGTTATTGAAGACAGCATGGACTCAATCATGGATAAGGCTAAGGAAGCCGCTGAAACTATGCGTCGAGGAGGTGGGATTGGCTTTGACTTTAGCCGCATACGTCCTCGTAATGATCGTATTGTTTCTCTTGATAGCAGCGCCTCTGGCCCTGTTTCATTCATGGCTATATTTGACAGCGTATGTAATACTATTGTATCGGCAGGTCACAGACGTGGAGCGATGATGTCTGTCCTACGTGTTGATCATCCTGACATTGAAGAGTTCATACGTGCCAAGAAAGACAGTAGCACGTTGACTAACTTTAATATTAGCGTTGGTGTTACTGATGAATTCATGAAGGCAGTCCAGAGTGGGGATATGTTTGATCTTGAATTTGAAGGTAAGGTTTATGATAGCATTAACGCATCAGCATTGTGGGATGAGATCATGCGTAACAATTGGGATTGGGCAGAGCCGGGAATTTTGTTTATTGATCGCATTAATGATGACAACAATCTACACTATGCAGAGACCATCGAAGCTACTAACCCATGTGGTGAGCAACCATTGCCTGCCTATGGTGCTTGTTTGTTAGGTAGCTTTAACTTGGTTAAGTACGTCAGTAGATTAAACCAACATAAAGATTACTATACGTTTGACTACGCTCAGTTCAAGAAGGATATTCCACATGTTGTACGTGCTATGGACAATGTTATTGATCGCACTAAGTATCCTCTTGTGGCTCAAGAGAGAGAAGCTAAAGCTAAACGACGAATGGGATTGGGGATCACTGGACTCGCTAACGTACTCACTCTTATGGGTATCAGGTATGGTAGTTCTGATGCAGTACGAGTCACTCGTAAGATAACTAAGACGCTTATGTGTGGTACGTATGAAGCATCTGCTTTGTTGGCTGAAGAGAAGGGAGTGTTCCCTGAGTACAAACCTGAGTATAACCAAAGTCAGTTCATACAGCGTTTACCTAGAGACCTAAGGGAGTTAATACAAAAGCATGGTATCCGAAATAGTCACCTCACCTCTATCGCCCCCACTGGCACTATTAGCTTCACTGCTGATAACATTAGTAGCGGTGTGGAACCTGTATTCTCGAACCAATTGGATCGAACTGTCCAAACAGAACAAGGCCCTATCATCGTTCCACTCAAGGATTATGTATACAATACGTATGGCCTTAGGAATGTAGAGGCTGATGACTTGACCACACATGACCACTTAGACATGCAGATTGCAGTGCAACCCTTTGTTGACTCGGCTGTATCTAAGACTATTAATGTGGCTGATGATGTTACCTTTGATGAATTCAAGGGTGTATACATGAAGGCATGGAAGGGTAAGCTTAAAGGATGTACTACGTTTAGAGCATCAGGTAAGCGTTATGGTATCTTGAATAAGGTAGAGCCTTTAGAGGAACCAATTGAAGGAGCAGCATGTTTCATTGACCCCCTTACCGGAGGTAAAGAATGTGGGTGACATGGTAATTAAGAAGGGGATGATGTTGGAGGACGTTCAAACAGGGCGGGTTATCCAAGTCATCTCCAAAGCCTCAGACAATAAACATTGGAATTGTAAGTGTGGTAAGAAGTCTCATAAGGTACATGAAGGTACTCTTAGGTCCTACTACTTACCCGCAACAGGTAACAAGGAGTGTGGCTAATGGGTAGATTGTTATTTGTTCTGGCTTTAGGGATCATACTAACGGGGTGTGGCATAACACCTAAGTACGATACAGGTACTTTAGTATGGGTAGGGTGTCACAATGTACAACAAAACCCTTCACCTGAGGGGAGTACATCATATTTCCTATTGACTCCATCTAAGATTGGTG